CTATGCGCTGAGTGGCGCGGCGATGCTCGTGCGCAGCGCGGTCATCTGGTGCCGGTGCAGGTACACGTCCGCGATTGACAGCGTACCACCCGAGATCTCGACCAGGGAGAGGGCGACCTCGGGCCGCGGCAGGCGATCGCCCGAGACCCACATGTAGACGGCCTTCGGCGTGACCGGCGTGCCGGCCGCGCGCAACTGCTCCACGATGCGCGTGGGCGTGGTGTCGGTGACCCACCGGCCGAAATGCGTCTGCCAGCGAGAGGGCTCACGAAGCATCGTGGCTCGCTCGCTGGCAGTGGAGGCGTTCGTTCGTCTCAGGCGTCATGGCAGAGTTCATAGCACGCGCAGCTAAGCCGTCAAGGTCGATTGCGCCTCGACTTGAGCGCGTCGACGTCGATGCGCACCTCTCGCAACCGCTCGAGCTCCACCGGATGGCCGTCCGCTTTCACGTGGATATCGAGCCTGCTGGCGGTCTCGAGCAGGATGACCTGCGTCTCGCGCTGGCGCTCGTCGAGCCGCGCGAGGAAGCTCGCGAATGTCGCGAACGCGACCAGCCAGGAGAGCATCACAGCCATCGCCTGCCAGCTCAGGCTCACCTTGCCGGCCGTGGCCTCGAGTGCCGCGATCCGTTCACCGAGGTCCTGCTCCTGTGCGTAGGTCATTTCTTCGCCTCCGCGACGCGTCCGAGGATGGCGTCCTTCGTCCGGCTGCTCGAGGAGCTGCCGAAGTAGTAGCTCAGCACCATGGTCACCGAGACGTAGAGGATACCGAGCAGCTGGTTCGCCGCGTCGCGATTCTCGGCGGGGATCGCGTGCCGCGTCAGCAGGAACATCTGCATCGCGAATAGCGAGATGAGCGTGAGCGCGAGCGCGCGCGTGGTCCAGTCGTGCGTGTCCACCTCGCGCTTACGCGCGTTCGCGCGATCGCCGGCGTCGACCTGCTCGAGCGCGACCGCCTTGTCGACCATCGCGAGCGTGAACGCCTGCTCGGCGTTGCGCAGCGCGAGCTCGTCCTCGGGCTTCCAGTTCTCGATGCGCGCGGAGATCTCCGCCTCGGTGCCGTCGGGCTTGCCGAGCAGCGCGTTCGATACCGCCTGCAGCGCCGCCCCGCCCGCCGGGCCACCGAGCACCCGGCCTAGCACAGGGGCCACGCCCCGGATCACGTCTCTCCATGCCATGGTCGACCTCCTGCGTGAAGGTGGGGATTACTGCAGGTGAACGTACATGCCGTCGGAGATCGCGCCGATGTTGCCTGCGGCATCCTTGTAGCGGAACGCGATCCAGTGGTCGACAGGGTCGAGACCCGGGTAATAGAACGACGAGAGCGCGTTCGGCGCTACCGAGTTGGGCGTCCACGGGCCGTCGAGGATGGTGGCGTTCGTCCAATCGGATTCGGTGATGATGAGGCCTGCGAGTGAGAACCGCGATTCGTAGAAGGCACACGTGCCTCCGGAGAAGCCGTTGTCGCCAGGTGTATTGACGATGTTGATGGCGACGTCGTCCGAGCCATTCGATGCAACGAACGACAGGACCGGCTTTCCAGGAGCCGTGGTGTCGCCGCCGCCTCCGGCCGAAGTCGCCGGCGCTCCGCCGAAGCCGCTGCGGTAGCGGGCCGCAGTCACTGCAGTGTTCAGTCCGAGCCTCATCACGATCTGTTCCTTTCAGACGAGCTCGCCGAGGACATCGGCGAATCGGTTGAGCCAGCCGGCGGCGTGCTCGGTGTTATCGGGGATGCCGTCCTTATCCGCATCCGTCAGGTTGCTCGTGATGAGCCGGCCTAGGAACCGCATGCGCTGCCCGAACACGGCGATACGCAGCTTGAGCGTGTCGGCGTGTGCCAGGGCCGTGAGCGTCTGGTTGCCGAAGACGCCATCGTCGGCCACGTGCAACGCGCGCTGCAGGAACCGCACACCGTTCTTGGGGCCATGCAGCACGCCGCAGTCGACCAAGAGCCCGCGCAGCTGCGGGTCGCCCACCTGCGCGAAGCCCGGCCGCACCACGAAGAGAGTCTCGTAGACACGGCGGGCGAGGTCCTCGGTAAGGTTCGCGACCTCGTCCACGCTCGCTGGCCGGCCGAGATAGCTCGAGAGCGTATCCTGCGTGATGCCCCAGCGCGTGGCGCCGCCGGCATCGTCCTTCTTGTTCGTGAACGTGGAGCCCTCGCGCTGCTCCATGATCTCGGTGAGCAATGCTTCGTCCGTGAGGATCATGTGAGGGTGAACCCCCTCTCCTGGTAGGTGCCCGTGAACGAACCGTTCACCGGGATCACGCGGATGGTGGCGGATGTGCCTGCGGTCGCGGCGTCCGACGTCTGCATCGCGGCCGTCCACGTCCACGTGGTGCCGGTGATCGCCGTCACGGTGCGCTTGAGCACGCCGCCCACGCGCACCTCGATCGTGTAGTTACCCTCAGGGCTGCCGGCGTAGTCGCCCGCGTCCTGCGCCACGACGACGCCGGCAGCCGCCTGCGCGGTCCGGTGACGATGGTTCCATGTCACCGCGCGGTCGGTGCCCGCCGTGAAGCTCGTGGGCCATGCGATCGCTCCCACCTTCACGTTGCCGGGGGGGAGAGGCTTCTGCGCCCGGCTCGCGGTGGTGAGCGACATCGCGGTCGCCGAGGCGATGGGCAGCGTCGAGCGCAGATTGTATGGCAGGAGCTTCGCCGCGACGGTGAGGTCGCTCGTATAGCCGCCCGAGGGATTCACGATGCCGCGCACGCCGGCGTTCAGGAACCAGACCTTGGCGCCCGAGCTGTGCGCGGCCGGCACGGTATCGAGTACACCGCGCAGCACGTTGCTGATGGTGCGCGTGCCGCCCGAGCCGCTGATGGTCTGCCAGGCGATGATCTCGGAGTCGATGAGGGCGAGGTTGAGCCCGTAGTAGAGCTCGGTCGAGTTGATGGAGATGAGCGCGTCGACGTCGACGAGGTTCGTCACGCCGAAGCCCGTCGCGTCCAGCGCCGACGTCGTCGCCGCGTAGCTGCTCGAGAGCTCGCCGTACGGGCACCAGCCGTGCACGTCGGACGTGAGCGTATACGCGGTGCCGCCGGCGGGGTCGCTCCACACCTGGAAGCCGTTGAGCGTGCTGTTCGCGCGCGCCGCCAGAGCCTGCACCTGCCTGGCACCCAGATCCGCAAGCTGGTAGGGCACCTCGAGTAGGGCCTGCTGCGCGGCCGCGACCGGTGCGCCCATGGGATCCACCCAGCCGCTCGCCGGCACGGGCCCGTAACCGGTGCCCGAGACGGCGAAGCTGTCCTCGACCGCCTCGAGCGTGAGCATGCCATTGGCCAGCTCGCCGCCGGCGGGCCGCGTCACCCGGCAGACCATGCCGGTGATGCCGAGCGCCGGCCAGTTGAGCACGAATGGATCCGTCTGCCGCAGCGCCCACGCCTTGCGGTTCGCCTTGAAGCGCCACTTGGCGAACGGGTAGCAGCCGGTCTTGAGCACGCGCGCCGCGATGAGGCCGGCCACGTGGGCGTTCGACGCGCCACGGAAGTCGATCTGGGCGACCGCGTTCTCGCCGCGCACTTGCAGGTTCGCGAGGTTCTGCCACTGCGCGATGCGCGAGGACCAGTTGTCCGCCCTCGAGGTGAAGGAGATCTTCGCGATGTTGAACGTCTCGCTCCACGAGCCGCGCGAGTACTCGACCTCGTCGATGATGGTCTGATCGAGTACCGGCAGCGCGCCGACGGTGTAGTCCGCGCGCACGAGCTTGAGCGTGAGCTTGCCCGTCGTGGGATCGGTCGCCAGCCCGCCGTCGATGTGGCGCAGGATCTCGCGCAGCGTCTCGGTCGCCTCGGTCGGCTGCTCGAGGATCATCGAGAGGCCGAAGCCCTCGGTGAAGAGCGCCTCGCCGACCGCTGAGAACGCGGTGGTGTCGATCGACGATGAGGCGATGCCCAGTCCCCACGTGGTGTCGGTGAGGATGTCGTAGATCATGCACGCCGGGTTCGCATCGTAGCCGCCGTCGACGAGGATGCGGTGATGCCCGCTCGCGAGCCCCAGCCCGTTCGGGCAGCGCGTGACGATCACGCTCATGGGCTTGATGTACTCGCTCGTGCCCAGGTAGACGCCCCCGTACTGCGGCTTGTAGCCGCCATCGAGCACGATGTGGCACACGCGCGCGAGGCCCGGGTAGTCGGCGCTGCACTTCGACTGCATGTACGGGTCGATGGGCTGGCTCGCGGTCCCGAGATAGCAGGCCGCGTTGCCCTTCACGCCGCCGCCGGACTTGTTCCCGCCGAAGAGCGTCGTCGCACTGAAGGTGTAGACCGAGTAATCGCTGGTGCCGTGGTCGAACGTCCAACCGGCCGACTTGTCGTCGAAGAGCAGCGAGTCGACCGAGTCGACCGGCCCGTGACAGATGGCGAGGTCGAGCCCGAGCGAGTAGTAGAAGCCCGCATCCTGGCCATTGATCTTGAAGGGCTCGACGCCGAGGTCGCCGTACCAGACGACGTTCGGCCCGGTGATCTTGGCCTGCCCGAAGACGACAGGGATGGCGCGCGCACCGTCGGCCGTCGGCAGGGAGAAATCCGAGAGCCCCTTGGGCTGCGGCTTGTCCGCCTTGGGCGAGAGCGCGATCTGCACGAGCACCGCGGCCACCAGCTCGAGCACGAACTTCGCGAGCGCGAGGATGAACATCAGCCCACCCCGTGCACGAACGGGTTCTTGCCCGGGATGAACGGGAACCCGCAGAAGTGGATGAGGTTCGAGAACGTCTTGCATGCCGCGATGGTGCGATCGCAGCCGGGGTAGGCGTCGACCGACGTGCCCACGGTGAGCGCGCGGAAGGGCGTGAGCAGCGTGAGCACATTGCCCACGTGCTGCGTCACCCAGTGCGTCTCGCCGTTGGCATCCTCGACCCAGCCCGACTGGAAGTAGCCATCCGGGTGCGTGCCGAACGCCGTGGCGGTGATCGTCAGGCCGCTCACGGCCGAGATCGTCGCCGTCTGCTTGTAGCTGGCCTTGGCGAGCGTGCACTGCGTCGAGAACAGCGCCCAGTTGCACTGCCCCTGGAACGAGTTCGAGGGCAGCTGCTTGCGCAAGCTCCGCGAGATGGGCAGGCCCGTGAGCTTGACGCTCGAGGAGCTGAATTCCGCGCTCGCGATCTCCCCGGACCAGAAGAGCACGACCTCGGCGTCGCCGCGGTGGAAGCGGTAGACCTGCAGCGTGACCGGCCGCGCGGGCAGGTCCGGCACGAAGAGCGCCGCGACGGCGTCCGTGCGCAGGAGCGTGATCTCGAGCGCGCCTTGCGAGTCCTCGTCGCTCGAGTCGAGCGCGCCGCGGGTGATGTTCGTCGGCACGAACGTGAAGCCGAGATAGCTCTGCGAGCGGTCCGCGCTCGTGTAGGTCCACTGCGCGGCGCCGCTCTGGAAGCGGTAGAGCTCGACGGGCGAGCCTGCGTACTGGGATTTCTCTCTGGCGTCGTAGGTCACGCGGGCACCTCGAGCGGGAGCTCGACGAACTTGATGGCGGCCTCACAGGCGTTCGCGTCCAGCCAGGTGATCGAAGTGAGGTCGTCGGCAAGGCGGCAGAGCACGAGGAAGCTGATGACCGTGCCCGCGGCCGGTAGCGCGACGCCGATGCCGGTATCGATCGTGATCTTCTCGCTCACCGCATCGTTCGCGACGCAGGCGGTCACCTTGCGCAGGTACACGCTCGCGCCGCCCGGCGGGAAGATGGCGAGGTATCGCCTGCAGGTCTTCGGGAACAGGAAGTCGAGGTAGCCCGCGCGCGCGATGAACAGGTCGGTAGCCGAGACACCGACGTTCGCGGTCAGCTGCAGGTCCCAGCAGCACGTCGGCACCCAGAACGGATTGAGCCGCCCCTTGCGCGCGTCCAGGAACGCCCGCAGCGTCGTGATCGAAGCGCGGTCCGGGCACGTCCACTGGAAAGAGCGCACGGGGAAGGGAAGCGTGGCGTGGTCGTCGAAGTCGCGCCGGCTCGTGACCGAGTCCAGCAGCTGGCCGCGGCGGCCGAAGCTCTCGGCGATCTGCTCGCGCATGTTGTGCTTCGCGTTGAGCACGTCGAAGCTGACGAACGCGTCCGCCATGTCGACGCCGTCGACGGAGGTCCAGTCGATGACGCTCACGCGGCCTCCCGGCTGAAGTTCACCTCGAGGTCGGCCACGTAGCCGGCGCTGCGCTGCAGCGTGGGAGCATCGCCCAGGCGCATCGTCAGCTGCGGGATGATGACCGTGCCCACCTTCGGCCAGTTCGAGCCCACCGGGCTCGCCAGCGAGAGCGTGGTACTCGTCATGCCGCCGATGGCGACGGCCTCTGTGGTCTGGCTATCCCGGTAGAGCACGGCCGAGCCGCCGATTGTGAAGCCGCGGCCGACCGTGTCCACCGTGATCGTCGTAGCGCCGGCGAGGACATCGGCTCCCGGTGCGACCGCGTCCGGCCAGAAGGGCACGAGGTAGGTCGCGAAGCCATTGGCGAAGATCCGGCTCATGACGTCGAGGATGCGCGTCGCGCTCGTGAGCGTGACGTTGAAGCGCAGCTCCTGTGTCGGGTTCTCGCGCAGCTGCACGCGCTGCTCCGTCCCGTCCCACGCCGTGATGACGTCGGTGAGGTAGCCGTACTGCTCCTGGGGCGGCGTGGCGCCGTTGGGCGCGAACAGGAAGTTCACGACGCGGATGCCCGTGAGCGTGAGATCAGCGCCGAGCGTCGTGAGCGCGCTTCCCCATCGCTTGAAGACCCAGCTGAGCACGTTCGCGATGCTCGAGGCGCCCGAGCCCGAGACGTTCACCGACTGCAGTTCGGAGTGCAGCGCCGGGTATTCCTTCGGCAGCGTGACGCCCAGCGTGACGCCGGCGGGCCCCGTGAGTGCGGTGTGGTCGAGCGTGAGCCCGTCGCGGTACGCGTTCCAGACTTCGACCTGCACCGAGCGATCACCGGGGAGTGTACCGAGCGCCACCGAGCGCGGCAGCACGTGGATGCGGTCCAGCCACTGACCGTCATGCATCGCCCCGCGTGCGCCGGCGACGCTCGTCGCCACGATGACCGGCGCCGAGTACGCGAGCGCGGCCGCCTTGGTGGTGCCCGGCATCAGCTCGAGCTTGCGGGGCGTCGGCAGGGGTGTCGTGGAGCCCGAGAGGTTGCTGGACATGGGTCCGCCGGCATCTCCCAGGGCGCTGACTGCCAGCACGCCGGTGGCCATGCTAGGCCGCCTTCCTCACGGCGAAGTTCGGGAAGCACAGGTAGTCGAGCCCCCCCACCTGGTAGACCGTCGCGGCTGTGAAGCCGTGGCCGATGCCGGCGAAGTGGAACACCGTCGGCGGGTAGCCCAGCGGGATCCATCGCGCGGAGGCCGCGTTGAGGAAGCAGTGCAGCGGCAGCAGCAGCGCCGCCACGAACGCCGACTGATACCCGCGCGCGAACATCGGGAACATCTTCGGGTACTCGGCGGCGTTCGCGATGGTGTTGCTGTTGTCCATCGCGCAGCGCGCCTGCTTGCCCGTGTAGCCGTAGCGCTGCGTCGTCTGGGCGCCGTCCGAGATCCCGACCCAGCGGCCCGAGTAGAGCGAGGAGTCCACGCGCACGAACGCGGTCGCGTAGCGCGAGCCGGCCTCGTTGAAGCTGTGGCTCATCGGCGCGGCCGCGCTCGCCTCGATGCCCGGGTACGGGCCGGTGCCCGGCGAGACGGCGTTGTAGTAGAACGGGACCGAGCCGTAGAAGTACCAGAAGTCGTTCGTGTAGCCGGTCTTCACAAGCGAGGGGCCCCAGCCCATCACGGAGAAGAGCCCGCTGCCGCGGTCCACGACGACGGTGATGTGGTCGTTGCCGTCGTCGAGGAAGTGGTACGCGGCGATCGCGCCCGAGTTCAGGAACATGCCAGCGCCGATGGGATTAGTGCCACCTGAGTCCGTAGGGCCGCCAGCCTGTGCGTTGAACGCGTTCGACCCATTGTAGCCAGTGCCCAAGTAGAGCCCGACGCCGTAGCCGGCCGTGGCCGAGCCCGCGCCCCAGATCGTGGAGATGTTCGCGGCCTCGTTCGCGATCGCGCGCAGGTTCACGTACTGGCCGTTCTTGTGCAGGTGCGCGCGCCAGCCCGAGCCGTAGCTCGCGCTCGCATCCTGCGTCCAGCCCTGAGCCACGAGCCACGTCACCAGCTTCTGCACCAGGTCGGTGGGACCGGTCGCGCTGTTGGTCGAGTAGGAAGCCGCCATGTCAGTCGAGCCTCACCGCGACGAAGTCGCGCAGCGTGGTGCGGTTGATGTTCGGGATGACGAGATGGTTGATGCCGGCGAGCGAGACGAGCATCTCGGCCGTCGCCCCCTGGCCGGTGAGCCACGTGAGGCCGGAGAGCTGGCCCCAGATGTTGGGCGCCGAGTCCACAAGGCACAGCGGGAAGAGCGTGTAGCTGCCGTCCGCGTTCACGTCGACGTTGGAGAGCCCGCCATAGAGCGGCCAGATCCAGCCGGCCGGCTCGGTGGTCTGCCCGCCATTGAACGAGCTGAAGAACGGAGCCCACGACCCATCGAGTCGCCGCGCGCGCATCGTCGAGTAGCCCAGCGTGGAGCCGTTGAGCGAATCCGAGTGCACGGGACCTCGGTGCTTGAGCGAGGCGTTCGACGCCTGGTAGGCCGTGTTCTCCCACGTGAGGATGGTGTCGCCGAGCGCGAGCGTGCCGCCGATGGCGAGCGGGTACGGGAGCTGCGCCGGCGTCATGTACGGCTCGAGGAAGCCGAGGTAAGCGCTCTCGTACTGCGAGCCCGCGATCTTGGCCACGACGATCACGCGGCGGCCGTCAGCGACGAACCAGTAGGGCGTGCTCGAGTTCTGCAGCGGCAGGTACAGGTTGCCGCTGAGCCCCGCCTGCGCGCGGAAGGGTTGCGCGGCGTCGAAGCCGTCGAAGCCGAAGAGCTCCCAGTCCCAGTACGAGACGTCGGTGCGGTAGAACGAGCGCGCGCCCACCAGGATGGCCGAGGCCCCGTCGTTGCCCGGCGCCTCCCAGATGTACTGTGAGGCCGCCTGGTCGATGCCGCCTGCAGACGTGTGCAGTTCGACCGCTGAGAGCCGGGCGCTCGCCTGCGCGGCCGTGATGTTGAGCCGGTAGCGCGCGGCCGAGACGGGGGAGCCGATCGTGCACACGAGCTTCTGGCTGGCGTTCAGGCTGATGCTCGAGCGCGTGTCAAGCGTGGTCCATGCGGAGCCGTTCCAATATTCGAACGTCCACGCGGTCGGGCCCTGAGCGGCGACCGTGTACGCGAGCATCGTGTACTCGACGATCGTCAGCGCCGCAGGGAAGTTGAACTCGAGCAGCATCGGCATGGCGCCGAGCGACCAGTAGTGCGTGGTGTCGGCCGCGGTCTTGCCATCGACGAGGTTCTCGTAGCTGAACTGCCCGCTCGAGCCACCGGCGCCTGAGCCGGCCGAGAGCGCCAGCGTGCAGCCGGGAATGGCGCGCCGGCTCGTCCACGGGGGCGCGCAGGAGAAGTGGAACTGGTCACCGGCGACGAACGCGGTGCCGCCCGCCGTAACAAGAAACGTCAGACTACTCGCCGAGTATGGCGTGCCCACCGCGCCGTTGGCGAAGTGGCCGCTGACAGAGCCGTTCACAGAGAACACGGTTGAGCTCGTGAACGTGATGTTGAACGTCTCCGCCACTCCGATGCTGCCGGCGAGCCCCGTGAGTGTCCCGTTGCCGGTCCCCACGTACGAGAGACCGTACGCGACGCCCTGACCGGTCAGGAACGTGTTGAGCTTGTCGAGCAGGTCGCGGTAGTCGGTCGCGGTGCCGGTCTGGAACATGCCTACCTCAGGGTCGCGCCGACGGCGCGCCGGTTCTTGCCGATGACCTTCAGGATCGCCCGGTGTCCCTCGGGCGTGTCGAGGCTCTTGAGCACGAGCCCATCGTCGAGAGCGACCGTCACTTGGCCGCCGAGCTGGACGTTCTGCGCGGCGCCGCCACCGACGAGGCCGCCGTCGGCGTAGCCGCGGACCGAGCGCAGCGTGAAGTTCTGGTTCTGCAGCGTCGAAACGTCGAAGTTTCCTCGGCGCATTCCCTCGAGGAACGCGAGCGCGCCCGGCATCGCCACGCGGTTCGCCGGCATGAAGTACTCGCCGTTCGAGACCCACGCGGGGATGCTGTCCGACGTGCCCGAGCCGGGGCCGGTGATGAGGCCGCCGTCCGCGTGGCCCTTCACCGGCACGGATCCCACGAACGGGATAGCGCTGACGATCTTGTCAGCCAGGCGCGACGCAAACGCGCGCTCGACCATCTGCGCGATCTCGAGCCCGAGCTGGCGGATGGCGTCGATCAGGTCGTGAGCCTTCGAGATGCCGTCGGTGAAGAAGTTCGTCAGCGCCTTGGTCAGGCCCTCGCGCAGCTCGAGGGCGAGCGAGTTCGCCTTCGTGCGTGCCTTCTCGAGCTCGGCCTCGAGGTCGTTCAGCTTCTGATTCGACTCGGCATTGAGTGCGAGGAGACGCTTTCCGAGGATTTGATATTCAAACTCTGCCTGCTGACGGTTGGGAAGCTTTAGGGCTTCTTGCTGCTGGTGCTCAATCAAGGCGGTTCGAGCCGCAGCATCCTGGCGGATGCGGGCGATGCGCTGTGCAAAATAATCTTCGAGCGACAGCAACCCTTGTTCATAGCGGTGCTTGTCCGAGTTCTCCTGCTCCCTGTTCACAGCCTCTTGGGCCGCGATCGTCGCCTCAGCAAGGCGGTCACGAAGAGCATTCAGATTAATCTTGGGACCGCGACCGGAGCGCGCGCCACCCGCACCACCGCCCTCTCCTGAGCCGCCCGCAGCATCGAGGGGCTGCGAGAACGCCTTGTTCCACGCATCGGCGATATCCTTGCCGGTGCGCTTGAACTCGTTCACCAGGTTGATGCGCCGGACGTTGATGAGCGCTTCCGCCTGGTCGAACTGGCCATGGACGGAAAGCGACGTGCTCTGAAAGATGGTGAGGATGCCGGTCGCCAACGTGTTGAGGACGTCGCCGCCGATCGTCGAGAGCGTGACATAGACCGCGTTCGCAAGCCGCAGCACGAAGCCGAGGCTCTCGCCGAGGTTCTTGAACGAGCTCGAGACGCCGTCGGTGCTCTTTACCGCGTCATCCATGATCTGGATGAAGCTCGGGCCGAAGCCGCTCAGGAACTCGAGCGTCGCGCCCTGGGCGTATGCCTTCATCTGCTGCAGGCGAACGTTCAGCGCCTCGAACTGGGCGATGTTGTGGTCGTCGACGTAGAACCCTGAGCGCTGCGCGAGCGCAGTCAGGCCCGGCAGGCCGCCCAGCTCCGCGAGCTTCGCAGCCACCGGGATCAGCGCGCGCCCATTGCGGCCCATGATCTGCGCGGCGATCGCCGTCCGCGTGAAGCCGGTCTCGACCTTCGAGATCGCGGTCGCGAACGTCGAGAAGTTGACGACGGTGTCCTGGCTGAGGAAGTCACGCGCACTGAGCGGCTGGCCCTTCTCGTTGCGAAGACGCGCGAACGCGCTGACCGTCGCCGGCAGCCCGGACTTCAGCTCGTCCAGCCGGCGCGCGAAGATGCCCAGCCCAGCGGAGAGCGCGGCCGTGTCGGTGTTCGTGATGCGCGCAGCGTACGAGAGCGCCGACATGTTCCCGACGGTCGTGCCCAGCTGCTCCGCGAGGTGCTTCTGCTCGTAGGCCGCGGCGATCGTTTCCTTCGTGAACTTCACGACCTCGGCGGCCGCGATCGCGATGCCGAACGTGCCCAGGAACCCCTCGACGCCCTTGAACCCCTTCTCGAAGCCCTCGAACGCCGCGGACGCCTCGTGCCCGCTCTTCTTCGCCTCGTTCGTGAACTGACGGATCGCAGCGATGGCCTCAGGCGTGCCGTCGACTTCAAGCCTGACCTTCACGCTGGGTGCCATGTGCGCCTCCGTCGTCGTGAGCCTGGGGAGAGACGGCTACTGTCGTTCGAGGATCCGAGGGACCTTGGGCTTCGCCTTCAGGCCGCCGAAGGTGTAGAGCAGCTGCTCGTGCCGATAGCTGGTGAGTGCGCGCTCGCGCAGTCGCGCCTCGAACGCGCTGAGGGCGTCCGAGAGGAGCCAGCCGCGGACCTCGGCGAACCGCCCGGGGTCGTGGCCGGCCAGGTCGCGGATCAGCTCGCCCCAGTCGCCGAGATCGGCACGCCGTTCATGGCGGGAGGCTTCGGCACCACCACCGGACCCGCGGGGCTCCCCGAAGAGCTGAGGGAAGCTGCCCAGGAGGCGAGCCCGGCCTTCAAGAAAGGGAACAGGAGCTCGGCGACCACCTGGTAGACGAGCTGCTTGTCCGCGGGCTCATCGAGCGCGCCAAGGAACGCGGCGGTCTGAGCCTGCAGCTCGTTCGTCCAGCCTTCCGCCCGCGCGGCCTCGCGCACGAGACCGAGGTCCTCAAGCCACGCACGCAGGAAGCCACGCCGTCGCGGCGCCGCACTCGCCGGGACGATCAGGCATGCCACGAGTGGCAGGAGCGCCTTCGTCTCGATGAGCGACTGCAACACGCGCCAGCCAAAGGCTTCGGGACTCTCGCCGGTGCGCAAGCGAGGGTCGTCGAGGCCGGCGACCTTGAGCAGTCGCATGACCTCGATGTCGTGAGCGACCGTGCTCTCGCCGACCGGGACGAAGGTCCGGCCGGCGAGCACGATGCGCTTCTGTGTGGTCTGCAGCATGGAGCGATGCCTCTTACGCGAGCGGGACGCCCGAGCCGTTGCTGGTCTCGGTGAGCAGGAAGAGCTCGGTGTGGTTCGGGTCCGTCAGCACGCTGACCTTGAGACCGAACTCGGTCGGATCGGCCGCGATGAACGGATAGTTGCCGTCAGAGTTGATCGCACAGTTCCAGATGTTCAGGTTGTGCCGCGGGCCGACGGTCGACGTGCCGGTGTAGAGCAGGCGACCCTCGATGCGCGAGACGCCGCCAGCGAAGATCTGCTGGAAGCCGCCGCCCGTGGTGTACGCGGTCGGCGTGTAGTCGACCGTGATCGCGTCACCGGCCGAGACGCCGCCCGGCAGCGACAGGATCTCGATGATGCCGAGGTTCGCGTCACGCACGACGTAGTTCGTGCCGGCCGTGAACACCGTCGCGCCCTTCTTGACCGCGACGCCCGTGATGGGGCCGAGCTTCGCCGTCTGGTAGATGGCGCCGACCTGCACGCCGCCCGAGAGTGCCTCGGCCGTGACCGCCGTCGCCGCCTGCGTGTACTCGCTGGGCGCGGCCGCCATGAAGAGCAGCGCGAGGTTGTTCGGGTCGCACTCGTAGAGCTTGAGCGCGAACTCGGGCGCTCGCTTCTTCGTGATGCGCACGATCGGCGTGGGCGAGTTCGACGTGAAGTCGGTGATCTCGGCGATGTCCTCACCGAGCGT